TTATATGTATATACTTTTTCCATTATTCTATATATATTACCCAATTAAAAACTGATATTGGATTTGTTACCCAAGCTGGAGTAGCCCATTTTAATTCTATGAAATCTCCTGCTACTACTGCTATGCTTAATGCTGTATTATTAAAAATTGTCGGGTTTGCGTCATTTGTAATAGAAGAAGAAACCGTATTGTCAGTTGTATTATTAACCCTAATATATATCGTAGAGGTTTCGGAAGTACCAGCAACAGTATTCGTAAAAAATAAATAACAAGATTTTATTGTTCCAGATTTTGGAATATATAATCTTCTAAATCCTCCTGTTGTTGGGGGAGCTTGGCCATAATGTGGACCATAAAAATATGAAGTAGCATCTGCAGGGCTTAAACTTGCACCTCCGCCTTGTAAAGTATAGCCTTGATAATAAACAGACTTTCCACTTGCTCGATTATAACTTATGCATACCCAATTACCACTTCCTAAACTAACAAATGTTGCTACATCTCCAGCTTCAGTTACAATATTCGCACTAGTAGGAAGTATTAAAGATGTCGCATTATATGTTAAGGTTAGTATTCCATTAAAGTTTAATATTCTCCTAGTCCCAGCTTGAACGGTATCAAATGCTGTAATTGTTGTTGTACCAGTTATATTTATATAATTTCCAGTTCCTGCACCAATGTTTGTAGTTGATGCAGAAGCAATATTTGCTCCTTTTGCTTCGTTTAAAAATGATGACAATACTAGGCTTGTTCCACTTGCAACCCCTAAAGTTGGAGTTGTAAGTGTCGGAGATACTAAAGGGGCTTTTAATCCAAGTGCTGTATTTATATTATCATAATCAGTATCATCCATTATAGTCCCATCCCTATCTTTAAATAGATAAGTTCTGGAAGCTGTGTTGGAGTTTGTAAAGAATGAAGTAAATGTATTGGCTGCGTTTTTGAAATTTATTTTAAACAAAGTTAATCCAGCATATCCACCAGTTGCATCTTTTCCAAATAGACTTCCTGTAAACGAACCTGTAAACGAACCTGTAAACGAACCTGTAAACGAACCTGTGGTTGTTCCTCCTCCACCATTTAAAGCATATGAAGCTGTAGTTGCATAAGATGCACTTACTGCTTGTAAAACATATGATGCTGTTTGAGCAGTTCCTAGTAAACTTCCAGTAAAACTTCCTGTGAATGAACCTGTGGTTGTTCCTCCGCCTCCTATAACATATGATGCTGTTATGGCATAACTTGCACTTGTAGCATAACTTGCACTAGCAATAGTTCCTACAAAACTTCCTGATAAATTTGTTGCATATAAAGTCCTTGTAATGGGATCCCAAGTTGCACCTCTAGATGATGATATTAATATCTTCCCACTACTTTGGATTGTTTGGTATGTAGCTACATATATTGTTTTATCAAAAGCCATTTAATGTTTATAATAAATATTAAGAGTTATGAGCCAATTTGGATTTCTGTTATATATTCATTAAACTTTGGTTTAGGATCTGGGTGTTCTAGTTTATATAACTCATGGATGTATCCAAATAATTTAAAATTTTCTTCTATACTACGTGGTGGTTCATATACTTCCCAACCTTTACCTTGCATTTTCTCTCCGTTTTTATCTACTTTATGCTTAGATGATTTTAACCATAATATTCCTATATTTTCAATTTTTTCCTCATACATTTCATTCCACGCCTGCGCATAAGCTGCTAATTGTAAATCTTGACTTGTATGTAAAGAATTTGTAGTTTTAATATCTAATAACCATATTTTACCATTAATTTCTAATACTAAATCACATGTTCCAGCATAAGTATGAGCATCTGAGAATAGATGAACTTCACTTTCAATTAATATTGGTTTATGTAATGTCCAAAATTCATGGAATTTTAAAATCATTTGCCAAACAAAGGTTGAATAATTTGAAAATCCTGCTTCATTAAGTAATGTTATTTTTTCTCCTAAAAGATATCTTTCTACAGCATCGTGAACTTGATTACCTTCCTCCGCTGATTTTTTCATTATAATATCAGCATTATGTCCTACATCTTTTAACCAGTTTTCGAAGAATTTATTCTTAGGCATATACTGTAATATGCTTGTAACTGATGGATAGTACTTATCATTTCTAGTATAAAATCTACTATCCATAATTGTAACTCTCTTTGATGTTTGATCTACGTCAACAATTCGTTTTACACTTTTTCTGTTAACATTTACATTTTTTTCTATCATTTGGTTTTATTTTTATTTCCAATTTCATTCTCATAACCATAAATTTTTGCTATATCTGTTGTTTTAAATAGAGGTTGAAGATTAGTATAATGGAAACATTGGTTTTGTTGGTTAGATTCATTTAAATCAAAACTAGCACAAGATATGATATGATCTATTTCCCAAATCAATCCATGATTTTCCCAGTTCATTTCTGGTTTAAACTGTTGTTCTAAATATATTTTAAGTTCATTAATATTACATCCTATAAGTTTTAAAATAGATTTGGATTTCTTATTATTTTTTAAAGCAAAATAAAATCGACTTCTTAGTATAGATTTTAATTTAAATTGGATACAATTTTTATATTTATTTCTATTATATTCTCTTTGTTGTTTTTTTAATTTTTCTTTATTTTTTTCTCTCCATATTTTATTAGATTCTTTATATTTCTCTTTATTTTGAATATAATAAAGATTAGATTTTTCTTTGTTTTGTAAAGAATATTTTCTATTATAGTCAAAAACTTTTTTTAAATTATTTTTAATATATTCATTTTGATAATTTAATTTTTTTTCTCTATTTTCAATATACTTTTCTTTATTACATATTTTACATATATTGAAATAACCATCTTTATGTTTTTTACTTTTATAAAATTTATCTAATTCTTTAGGCAAATCACATTTAATACAATTCTTCATATTTTATTATAAATATACTAAATCTAGACTAATTGGAGTTTTTTCTCAATTAAGTTTGAGAAACTTAAAGGTAAAGTGTTTTGTATAAGATTAGTAAATTTTTCAAATCCCATATCACTGGGGTCTTTATCGTTTAAATTAACTAAATAAACCTCTTTACCTTCGTTTATTAATATTTCACAAAAATATAACGCTTGCTTAAGAGCGTCTTTATCTAGGGCAATATATATTTTTTCTACAGATGAATTGATAATTTTTTTCATCAAATTAGATTGTAAATTTTTTCCTAATAATGGTATAACATTTCTTTTTATAGCTATAGCATCAAACATTCCTTCACATAATGTGATAGGTACATTCCAATTTATAAAAAGTTCAAACCCTATTATATCTCTTGATACATCTGGATTTTTATATTTAGTTGTTGAATTTTTATCAAAATTACGAGCTGTAAAATAATTTAAATTTCCTTTAGAATCATAAGATGGTATAATAATCATATTAGCATATTTACCAAATTCACAAAACCCAATATTATATTTAATAATATCTTCTTCTAAAATATTTCTTTGTTTTAAATAAAATAATGCTTTTTTAGCTGCTAAACTTGATGGTAAACCAATTAATGATATAAATTCTTTAGGTAAAGCAATTTTATCTTTAACTATTATTTTTTCTTGACGTTCATCTAAAGGTGATGATTTAATTAAAAATCTTAATTCATCAATTTTATTAGGTGTAGCATCTACTTTTTTAAATAAAGTAATCAATTTTTTACCCTTAAATTTATCAACACAAACCCAACATTGATATGATTGGAAGTGGGGAGATGAATTATCTAAGTTTATTTCTAATTTAAATTTTGATGAATTGCAATTTGGGCAGTGATATGCTCTATTACCCTTTGAGGTATTTTTACCTACGCCTAAAACTGAATCAAATAAATATATTAGAGCATTATTCATACTTTAAATATAATAAAGGGAGTTTTGGAAGCCTAACTTAAGAAGTCTTTTTTATAGTAGTGAGAGAGGATGGTTTCATTGTACGTATCTCGCAACAATACATCCTCCTTTACTTGATAAGCCATTTCCCAATATGTTAACATTTTTTTATTAGGACATAATCTTATTATTTCTCGTTTAAAATTAGATTCTCCTAATTTTCTAATGTCTTCAAGTAGTGGTTTACAACTACCCCAATATTCTTTCCAATTAGATTCTTTTACAACTAATTTTTTAGATGGAGTACGGCCGCGTTGTACTGGTAGTGCTGCTTTTTCTTTTTTACCTAATTTAACATTAGTTTTAGATTCGAGTTGCTTTTTACCAATATATTCTTTACCTGTTGTTAGGTTAGTAATCCTGTAGATATATCCGAATGTTGATTCAGGAAAATCTTCTAAACTATCAATTGTTTTATTATTATATAACCACATATTTAAGTTTAAAATTTTCAATTAATTTAAATCAAAATTTATTTCATCTGGCCAATTTTCATAATAAGAATCTAATATATTATTAGCCTCTTTTTTTGAAATAGAAACATATCCTCCCGGTACTTTAAAGTTTTCTGATGATTTTGTTGGGTTTTTATAGAAGTTTATTATGTCTTTTATAGGAATTTCTATATTAAAATCTTCATCATCCCATTCAAACTTTCTTTGAACGCTTCTATTGGAAATATCTTTATCTAAAGTCCATGTTACCATAAATGTATCACTATCACTAAAATCCCAATCAGAATTTTCATCATATAAAGAATATATAATATTTCCTTGTTTATCTATTTTAGTACCTGATTCGTTTGGAGTATTTTTTTGATTCTTGTAGAATTCCATTGATTTTTTAAGCCAATCCCCAATACCATCATCTTCAATATTATCATCTTCAATATTATTGTTTTCTTTTAATACATTTTGTATTTCTTCTTTAATTAGTTGCTTTAATTCTGATTTTTTCATTGTATTAAATGTATTTTATCTTCTTGTAAATAATTATTTATATTAGCAGTATCTATTTTTTCTTTATTATTTATATAATAATTATTTAAATATTTTTTAATTTGAATATTATTTTGAATGTTATATAGCTTTGTATTATCATTAAAACAAATTTTACATTTACTTTGATATCCTTTATCTTTATTTTTTCCACCTTTTGTATAAAAATTAGATTCCTCTAATTCTTGATTACATTTTATACATGTTTTCATATGTTTTATTATAAATATAAAAAACAAGTTTTTTATCAATATAGATAAATCAACGGTCAAGTGATATAAGGATAGTAGTGTCTGTTGTTGGTGATGAAGGCAGAGGTTGAGCCAGTTTACCTATTGCTAATAAGTTTTGTTGGTCATCATATAAACCTACTGTTGTAATATAAGGTGAAAAATATGATTCAGTTACGTATCCGTAAGGTGAACCATCTGAACCTGATATAGTAGATGGATTTAATGTTAAGTTATATTCACTTTCTCTAATAGTACATTTATACTGTGTTTCATTTATAATATATGAACTTGAAAATGAGCAAGTTACGTTTGATGAAGTAATAAAATTTACTATGTCATCTTCTAAAGCAAACCCGTATGGAGAAGTTCCATACATTGCTCTTCCGTAATATGAAGGAATAACTCCATCTCCTATTAAAGTAATGATACCATGAGAGTAAAAAATATTACCTACGATTGTTGAATTTAATAATATATTCCCTTCTCCATCATCTGTTAAACTTCCACTTTCTGCTGTAAAGACAAATGAGTTTGGTTTTATATAATCACCAAATAAACAAACTGGAATTGATATAACTCCAATAATTTCATTTGATCCTGTTGGGAAAAATTTAGGATAAGCTAAAGTAGTTTGTTCGTAATTATAGTAAGATTGATTGCTTGCAGAACCTATTAATCTATCTCCTTCTGCATCTCTACCAGGAACCAATTCGGCTCTATTAACGGGGTCCCCATAACTAGAACTTAAATATTTTGAGTAATAAAGTTCTTTAATAGAATTATATATTAATCTTTGATATTGAGGTTCTATAAATCCAGTTACTGGATCTGATCCAGTATCGAATAATGTAGATGTAATATTTTTACCTAAGAACCTATCAATATTAACGTTTGAACCTGTCAATACAGAATTATCTTGAAAAGAGAATCCTTTACTTACTTCAAAAGGAGTAATAATTATATCAGAAGCTAAAAACTGTTTATAAGCACTCATCTATAATTTATTTTATTAAAAATCTAATTTAATCCTTACAAGTAATTCTTTTGTGAAATCTTTTAATAATGGTCTTGATAATTTAGCTACTGCTAATAATTCGTTATTGTCATTATATAAACCTATAGTTGTAGGATATGTTTGTGGACTATTAATAAAATTATTATATAATACTTCACCTGTACTACCTGATATAAAACTTGGATTTTCTGAGTAATTAAATTCAGCGTTTCTAGCTCTTATAAAAATATAATCTGATGAAATTGTTTCTTGGCTATTTAATAAGAAACTTTTTGCTGTTGCTCCATTAATAGCATTATATATTTTTCTATTATTTAATCCATCTGCGTTATAAGACTGACTTGTTGATAAACCAATAGATGCTGATAAAGCTGTTGGGTTTAAAATTAATGTTCCTATATCTGGTAAGAACCAACCATATGAACCTGATGATAAACTATATCCGTCTGCTTGAACTGTAGTATTAACTACTCCTTGAGATCCACTAACTAATTGAAATACTCTCCCTGCATCATTAAATATAATTGAAGATGCAACTTGACTATTATCTGTTAATGTAATTTTTCCTGTACTACCTGATAATACTAATGATAATGAACCTGGGAATAAAGATTCTTTGTATCTTGTTCTATCTATTGATACAGCCCAAAAATCTGGTGATTCAACTCCTCCAAATACAAATCCTGTATTTTCATCTCCTATTACTAAATTTTGATATTGTGCATAAGTAGTTTTTGAAGGTGAAGCACCTACTACAGAAGCATTATAAAAACTGCTACCACTACCATTTTTATTTCCATAAGCTAGAGCAAATTGAACTGCTGCAGATGCTCCTGCTGATTCAGTTTGGTAAACATTTAAATAAAAATTTCCAGAAGATCCAACTTCTTGAACTGATGAAGTATATACATTTGTTAAAGTTACTAACCCTGCTGACCACAATGTGGCTGTTATAGAGTCAGAACTTACTACAAAATCTTCAGGTGCTAAACGATTAAATGACATATTTTATGATATTTTAGTTATTGTTATTGGAATTGTTAATCTAGCTCCTGAGTCTCTACCTTCTACAGTTAATGTAGCTTGTAATTGAGTATTTGAACCAAATAATGTATTTACTGTTGTTGCTCTTATATTAATAGTAGTTCCTACAACTGTTTTAGATACGTTAGTTCCTAATGTTGTTGTTGTATTTAAAGCTTGAGCTGCTTGTGTATTAACTCCTACTCCTTCAAATGTTGAACATAAACGAATATCTGAAATTGTTGCTGTATATCCTGTTGCTTCAAATGTATTTCCTCCAAAATAATTTAATGTTTGAGGAGTAATTGCTAATGAAGCACCTTGTTTAATTACTATTGATGTGTAACCTAAATCTAAAATAGGTAATTTAGCTGTTCCTCTAGGTAACGTAACTAATTTATATTTCATAATTTGAGTTTCTTGAGGAAATGCTTCCAACAATGGCATATTTTGAATTGCCTCACCATAATATGCTGATCCTGATGGATGTGTTGGGTTATATAATGTATAGTTTACTTCATCATCAGATAAAGCAAATTGACTAATTTTAAAAGACCCATCATTTTTTGCTAGTAATTGTCTTCCTTTAGTTGTTAAAATTGCATCTACGGTAACTACCGCGTTATTTAAGTATCCCATTTTTTGAGTATTTTATTATAAATATTATTAAATCATGTTTTATTAGACAGGTATTAATCCTTTTTCCTTTAAACTTTTTATTATATTACTAAAATTACGTTGTAATTCCAAAGTTGTATATTCAGGAAATATAAATCCTGTACCACCACCTTCAGCTGGAATATCTAGTAATATTGAACCAGGATCGGTTGTAAATCTTCTTAATAAGAAAGCATCTAAATCTGTTCCATCAACTATATCTCTGTTTAGAGTTAAATATAAATTTCCATTTACTTCTGTACCTTCAACTTCATTGATATTATAAGTTTGAGTTTCATCTCCTTCAAATCTTATTTCATCATTTTGTATTACTTTAAAAGGTAAAACATCTGCATATGGTGAATCTACAGACGATGTTGGAAATGTCTGATAAATTGGAAATGCAGGAAAATAAGATCCTGTAAAAGCTGAACCAGTTAATATATTTTTCGATAAAGAACCTGTTGTCCAATATGGAGGATTTACTGTAATTGCTGATGGTGATGGATTTTGTGATAATGATAAAGTACCATTTAACCAATTCATTAAAATAGATCCTCCCCCTGATATTCCTATAGTAGCTCTATACTTATCCCCATCTTTTAAAACTTGTGGATCAGATGTCAAAGTAATTGAAGTAGGAGCAGCACCAGTTGTTTGCCAAAATGTTGTATTTTTTATACTAATCCATGTTCCACTTGTTATATCATATTTAACCAAATGTATTATTATATTTCTTGATATTGGGAAACCAAAGAAAGATAAATTTGTTAATGAAAAATTATTTAAATAAACAGATACTATCCCTTGAGTTTTATTTGTATCTACATCTATTTCTATATTTCTATCAGCATATGCTCCTATATTTGCTGTAGTATTTACTGAGTTTATAACTTCACTTACAACAATACTATCTAATAAATTATAATAAGCTGGGGCTTGTGATGTTCTACCTGCGTAAGCTACAGATGTTATATAACTAGGTATATTAGATGCTTCATATATGTTATCAAATAATATATTTGCTGATGAATTATTTGTACTTCCTGTTTGTGAATAAATAATTGGCTTTGGATATACTCCTGCCTTTATTATAGGTCTTATTCCTTGTATGTTGGACGCATTCCCTGTAGATGTTTCAAATACTACGTTAGCGTTTCCTTTAGCAAAGTTTTGAACTAAATTAGGATAATATGGGCTTTCTATTGTTGGAGTTTGTACTACACCATCTGAGTCTATTAAGTATAAAATATGAGCTGCTTTTTTATTTATTAGTTCATAATTTGTACCTATCATATAATCAAAATAAGCAAAATATGTCCCTAAATCTTGTACAGATGGTTCTTTACCAAAACTAGTATCTCCTTCAGTCCAAATATTATCATTTTGTTGGATTAATTTAACCCCATTATATCTTGGTAAAACTTGAGCATTTGCTTCATAGTTATATTCTTTTACAGAAGATATTTCTGCTGTTCTTAATATAAGTTCTTCTTGATTTGTAGGTATTGTTGTGCCTGATTCGTAATTTACTTGCATAAAATTAGAATCATATTCTAATCCTGTAGCGTTACCAAATAAAGCATTACAATCATTGTATTCAAATGGAGTAGTTAAATATGGTTCTAAAACAGTAAGATTAGACCCAGAATAAGGAGTTTCTAATTGACGAAATGACCATTGGATATTACTTGATGTTGCAGGTATTCCTCCTCCATTTTCATTAAAAATAAAAAATTGTAAATTATCTGTTTCTAATGGGGTAAATGTAGCAGACATTGAGTATATTCCTGCTGCAAATGCTGAAGAAGATTGAACTATAGTCTCAGTTAAATTTCTTCTTATTGCAAATGAACCTTGTAATCCATTTTCAAAATTTACTGATGCAGATACTGCTATTCTAATATTAGGAGTATCACCATATATGTATTTAGAAGATGTTGAGTTAAAATAAGATAAATAATCTTGAGATGCTAATAATCCACTTCCACTCCAAGTCTGACCATCATTAGTATATAATTTTGTACTTGCTGTATAAGCAGAAGCACTAAAATTGTGGTTTAAAATATTATTATCTACTGAACTAGTAACTAATTGAATTACTTCAAAATTAATACTAGGTAAATTAAAATTCAAAGTAATAGAGCTACTTGCAAATGCTACTCCTATATTTTCTTGTTCCGATGGTACAAAAGTATATGATGCAGTATATGAACCTATTCCTGATGTTGATGGATTAAATGATTGTTTACTTCTTATACCATTTGAACCTGTAAATAATATATAAAAATCATTTCTAGCAAGGTCTATTGCTGATGATGCTGAAAATGAGCAATTTAAAGTTACTGGTAAGTTAGCATAGGGAGTGAATTTATATACTCCACTACTTGAAATACTACCTGTAACATTTGAATATCCATACATTATAGGAGTAGTATTATTCCCAAGTGCTAAAGTATATGTATCTACTGATGAGGAAGGATGTAATGGAGATTTAAATGAACTTGTAACATATCCTAAAGAAAGATCTCTTATAACATATAAATAATAAGTAGGATATTCTGATATAGTTATTATATCAAATTCTAATATCCCTAAATCAGTTAATAATAACCTTACCTTAGTCAATTCTTGTAAAGATAATGTATTATCATTACCTTGTTCATCGAATCTATTTATTTTAATGTATTTTATTGCTCTAATACTTGCCATTTAATAATTTAATTTTATAATTATGCTCCTCCTGGTCCTGGATCAACTGGTAAAGCTATATCACCTGGATCTAGATAATATCTGAACAAAATATATATTTCTCCTGCATTAGGAGAAGTTTTTGGGTCTAAAAAAGTTCCTAAAGGTACTACGTTAGTACTATAAAAATATGGTTTATAATTAACTAATGTAGGATTAACTGTTAAGAATTCTAAACAATCTTCATCTATTAGTCTTTGATCTTGTACTACTAAATTCGAACCACTATATTCTCCATTTACAAATTCATCTTGAGTATTATGAATAAATGCTACATCTCCAACTGGTGTTGGATTTGAACCAGACCATGATTGATTTATATTAACAAATAAATCTATAGAAGATGTTTGTCCTAATAAATCTGGTGGTGAACCAGCATTCCCTCCTACTGCTACTTCAATAGGAAATGACTGTTCATCTGTTGATGAAATATACATTTTCTGCCCATATGATTGAGTAGGATATGCATTAATAGACCCTGTTATAATTATATTCTTAATAGACATTTTAATTTTCTATATTTAATGTTCTTGATGTAGGACTTCCTATAAACGCTACTGTTGTATCAGTATTAACTTGTGGTAAAGGATATTTATTTCTTTCTAAGAAAGTTTGTTTAATAACTATACCTGTAGCTAAACTCGTTCTTGCTGGAGTAAAATCTTTAATCATTTTAAACAGTGAATTATCGTAAAATTTAATAATTCTTATATAATCCCACAGATTATAATTTTGAGTATATTTTGAAAAATATATATCTCTTAAAGTATTTAAATCAGGATAATAACTCAATGATGAAGATATTTGTCTCGGATCACCAATATAATCACCAATATTGAAAAAGCCAAGCTGAGAAATAATATCATCGTTAACTTCATCTTGTGGTGAAAATGCTACTTCTACATAATTGTTTGTAGCGTTAAAACTTTCACTTATAAATGAATATTGTTGAATTGATTTATATTGTGATAAAGTACTACCCGTTGGATAAATATTATCTACTACTCTTATTCTATTAGTAATAGCATTTTTAATACCTACTCCTGTTTGAGATTGATAATTAACTTCAATATTAGGTTCAAAACTATAAGATCCAGATAATGTATATGTACTATTTCCAACCATAAATGATTCGGTTGCTGGGTAAGTAGATATTTGAGGATGAATAGATGTTCTAGTAAATGAAGCAGTATCATTATCTAACATAGTTCCTAATGGAGCTCTAAATAATAAATTTATTAAAGATGAATCATATCCTGTTAGATTATTCCCCTCTATAGAGTAAGGATTCATTACGTAATCATCAAATTTATTTTCACTTAATATAGTGTCATACATTCTTAATTCTTGAAATGAACCAGAGAATGGATAGTAAGTAGTCCCACTTATATTTACACTACTAGTATATGAAAGAAATAAATCTCCACTTGGTAAACTTGCTGTTTCATATAATGAAGAAGATGATTGGAAACCTATACTTTGTCCATCATATCCAGTATATATACTATTCTTAGCATACATTGATCCTGAATTTATATTTGTAGAACCAGTAATAAAATTATTTGTTAACATTACTGACCACCATCCTTCATCAAAAAATGGTAAATATATACTTTGTGAAGTTCCATATGAGGAAATATATTTTAATGTCCCATAATTATTATAAGAACTAGATATAGAACCACTATATGAACCACTATTGCTGCCAGAGTAATCTAATGTTACAGCAAATGTAGAACTATACATTAATACTTCATTATATATAGATGAAGTTGGTACTCCATTAGTTTTAAATCTAAATTCTATAGTAGCAGGATCTACAACTATAGCTGAACTAGTATTTAATGTATATAAAGTTTTAACATACCCTGATCCATCACTATGAAAAGCATAATTAAATTGGTCTTGAAAGTTATCCCAATTGTCTTCATTTGATTTTCCTCCAAACTCATTTATTCTTAAAATTGTATCAGGAATACCATATAAATTTATTAATAATCTTAAACCTTCAGGCGTGCCTTTTTTCTTTAATAAAATAGGTAAATTATGATAAATACGTTTATATATTTCCTTATTTACATCATCTAAAGGTAATATTGAATTTGAAGATGTTACAAATGTATCTATATATTCAAACCCTGTTGGTGCTGGTAAAGAACCAGTTGCGAAAGGTAATAATAAAGTACTTCCTGATGGAGTTAAACCTATTAAAGCAGTATATATATCTGCTTCAGAGAAATTATTTTGATATATGTTTATTCCTAAATCTTTAATAGCTTGAGCTACCATATCTTTTGAAATACCATAATCTACTCTATTATCAGCATCAAATTTATTAGTTATATCTTTTAAATATACCCATACATTATCAAAATGTTGTCCAATCATTTGGACAAATAATTCATACTTAGCATTTTGAGAATCATTCTTTAAATAAGAAGGAATTGCATTTATTAATGCATCAGCATTTTCTTCATCATATAATGATGCAGAGACTGTTTGATCTGTTAACCATGTAGTAGCTATTATATCTGTTGTAGAATAATTTACGTATGGAGGAGTAGAATTTGTTTTAGGCCAAGCATAACTTTCAGAATTAAAATATAAGAAATATTCGTACCCATCGAAATTAGTTATAATTTCGTTTATTTTATTATTATATATTATTTGACTTCCAGATGAATAGTAACTTGATGTATTATTTGTTATACTACTACTGTAAGAATATTGTTCAATTAATGCTAATTTATAATAGAAATTTTCCAATCTTGTTTGTGCAGATGAAAAATGAACAAATTCAGAATAATCAGTATAATCTATATTTATTTCTACTCCTTTTTCAACTAATAAACTGTTTATCTGATATATTAAACTTCCTGACCCTAATACGGATGTATTTTGGGACATGTTGTTATAATTTTGATAAACGGTTGAACTATTAATTTTGTCTTTAATATCTAAATTAAAATTAGGGCTATTTAGATAATTTAATTGCGTACTAAAATCAAATACTGTTGTTAATTCTATTCTATAAGATTTTGATTCTGCTATCTGTTCTACAACCCAGCATTTATTTTGGAAAGTAAAATTACTAGGTAATGGTTCATAAAGTTTTATTAAAACTGTAGGATCAAGTGGATTCGAATTATCTAAAGCTATATTAGTAGCTATTATTAATTTATTGTCTCCAAAATCTAAATAAAAATCTTGATATGTTCCAGATGCATTAGCTATGTCAGTAGCTAATTGTGTAGTTAAATCTACTATATCTACATTAGATATTTGAGTTGTATTTAATCTTAACTCTGTTCTATCTGAACTTATATCTTGGATATATAAAGTGGAAGATGGAGAAGATGAAAGTTTTCTTCTTAAAAAATTATATAATGTATAATATTGTCCTTCATTAAACCCTTGAGATTCTAAATCTTTTTGTGGGTCGATAGCTATAATGTTATCCTGGATTTTATATCCAGGGTACATTAAATTACTTGATAATATATTACTATTTAAATCTAATATGAAATATTCTAAATAATCTTGACTAGGATCAAATGTTATTTCTTCAACCGAATTAGATATAAGTGACTCATCTTCAATTTTATAATTTTGAAGTTGAAGTGTATCAGGATCTACGGATTGGATGTTTACTATTTTATCCATTAGTTTTTGGTAATTGTAATTCTATTAACTTTTGATTTAATTCTAAATTTTGTTGTTGAAGATTATCTATTTCTTCTATTAATGCTTGTATTTCATCATTTAATGGAGTAAAATTGATATATTCAGAACTTGTCTTTATAAGATATTCATGTGAATTTGTAACTCCAAGTTTAGGTATTTGAAAGAATATATCATTATAATTTTGAAAAAATTCTTCAACTGTTATAGTATTAGATGGAGGAGGTAAATCGGATGGAGAAGTAGCCAATTGAGAAAATTTAGTGTCTATAACTTTCTCATATTGGTTTTTAGAATATACTTTTTTATTTAAATTTATCTTATCCATTTATAATTTTGAAATAATAATTATCATCAAATATCATTACGTTTCCATCTATTGATGTTTTAATCAATATTTTATAATATCTCTCAGCTTGCATCCCATTCATATTTAATGAAAAATAACTTCCAGATACATCCATACTAAGTTTAGTATAAGTATCATCAAAATCTATTACAAATTCATTAGTGTCTAAATCTTTTACTGCGTAAGATGAAGATTCAGGTAAATAGTAATTTGTAGTAAAATATGAAGATGTAGAAAAAGTTCTAGCCGGATATTCTGGTCTTGCATTCACTCTAAATTTATTTATACTTTGTGAAGTAAATATCCCTGGATTATGTCCTAAAGATATCACTGCTGGGTTTTCTGTTATAGATGATAAAGAACCAGTTACAATAATACTATCATCCCATTTAAATTCTAAATATGGAGGATATATAGTATGAGTATCAATTGAAAAATATTTTAATTTAGGTTGTAAATTTTCATCATCTACGAATTCATTTCTTTGTTTAACAATAAGTCCATCATTTGGAATAGAACTACTATACCATTTATTTATTATTGTTGTAATATTTATATTTAAATCTTTATCATCATAATATCCAAAAGTTTGAGAACCTGAACCTGATGTTGCATACCATGTTCCTCCACCTGTATCTACTGATGATGAATATGAAGCAGTAGTATTAGTATTTAATGAACCGCTAATCCAATATTCACTTCCTTGGTAATCTTTCCAAATCCAACTTGCACCATTTTGAGTTTGTGGTGAATTTAAAAATTTACCTGTCCCCATATTCCAAGATTGGGATACAGGAAAAACATCTATAGTAGTATCAATATTTAAAGCACTAACATTTGCTACGAAACATCTTAAATTAGTTACAAATGAACCAGATATTGTATTATCAATTAGATCGTTCATCTCGTCAGTTGAAAACTGAATAAGAAAACGACTTGCTTGAGGAGCAGGTGTTCCTAATGCTCCTACTTCTAAAGAAGCTTCTAAAATTTCATCTAATCCTGTATTCATTTCTGGATACATGGAGTATAGAGTTGTGTCTTGTGTTGGGAATAATTTATATACTGCCATTTATTTATGTTTTAAAAGAGAAGAAACAATAATTATGGTATTAATTATTAATTCAGTCATTTCCTGTTCTTTGTTGATAGGTGTTTCTTTACCTAATAAATAATATTTTTTCATCCAAGGAGAAATATTATTATCGTATAATAAAATTAATTCTTCTTTTAAATCTTCATCTAAACCTTTTGTTGTTCTTAATTTAACAATTAATTTATCTAAATGTTTAATGTCTTCAATTATTGATTTGTTATCTTCTAATAATTTATATTTCATGTCCCTTAGATTTCATTAATTGTTGAATTTTTTTTAAACGCATTTTTCCATCTTCTAAAAGACGATCCATTTCTTGTTGAGTAGACTGTTTTTGAGATTCTAAAATTTTATCTAACGGTTCAGATTCTCCACCTTTTAACCAATTTAATATTTTATTAATTTGCTCTATTGATGTTGAATTTTTAATTTTTTCAGATTGAGTTTTAATATCATCTAATAAACCCCAGTCGTTTTTAGTTTTAGCTTTAACTTTAATTAATTCTATATCTTTTAAAGCTTTATCCTTAGCTAATTTTAATTCATTCTCATTTAATGCTTTAGATATTTCTTCTTTGATAATATTACGTAATTCGGATTTTTTCATTTTTGTTTATTTTTATAATGATACTACTCTACCTTGAATATCAGTTGTTGGAAATTTCACTTCAAAAATCATAGGATCTAATGATGGATAAACTACATTATTTTTTGTAGCACCTATTGTATCATAAGCCCACTGTGAATATCCTAAATTTGTTCCTACTTTATTAGTTATATCTATTGATTTAACTGTTTGTACTCCTTCTATTTTATCTAATAAAATATTTAATTCTCTCATTATAATAGGCTGGTTAATTTGCCAATTATCAACATTAAAATAATCTTGTAAAGCACTAATACATTTAGTTATAACATCATTATTATTAAAATTAGGTAATACAATAATATCAAAATTAACTCCTATATTTACTACAAAAGCATCTTTAATATCAATAGTATCATTTATCATTCTATATTGAGATAAATAAGTTACTAAATTTTGTTTTAAAGCTAAAGAAGCATTTGTTAAATTTTTATTTATATCATATGTTAAAACATATAAATCCAATATAGCATTTGTATTAATTGAGTTTTTTGCTTTTGTTGGCTCAATATATGCTTTAGATACTACTCCATATTGAGCAGGCATACTTAATGCTCTTACTAAATAATCATCTGTTGTTACGTTTCGTAATTGACTAGCAAAATTAGCAGATGA